AATTAATTTTTTAGAAACATTAATTATTGATTTTGGTTCTGTCAAACTACCACCATGTGATGACCAATATGCAGCATGAGTATCCTCAATGAAATATGTGCCATTATCTGCAATTTTTGGATATAAGAATTCAAATGTTTTATGTACATGATCTACATGATGAGAGCCATCATCAATGACCAGATCAAATTCACCAAATTCATCAATCAATTTTTGTAAAAATATTGGGTTTGATTGATCACCAATACGAATGTTTATGTTTGAATCCAAATCTTCATGTAGTTTACATTTTTGATCAATATCAATTCCCACCAAAATAGAATCTGGATGAAAATATTTTTTCCACATTTGTAATGAACCACCATTCAATACACCAATTTCTAGTATCTTGATAGGCCTATCAGTTAGATGTTTAAAATGTTTCTCATAAACGGGAAAATAATGTGTCCATTTTGTAATCTTTTTGCCTGTATTGTTTACGAAGTATTCAAATAAATCCATGTTATCCTCAGTATTTTTCAATAGCACCTGTTCCGGCCATGATACCTTCACAGTGCAGGGTTTCAAATTCAATTAGGTACTTCTTATCTATATTCTTATAATGTGCATGTTCCGTGTCAATACCAAATTGGACAACTGATTGATAATTTTTCTGTAAGGTTTTGAAATAATTATCTAACAAAGATGGGCACAATGAAAACATCCTTGTGATGAAAAGATGATCTGTTATTTCAGATTTTCTTTTTGAATCCATCCAAGATGGCATTCTTGTTTTAAACACATATTTACCAAATAAATTATCATATTGTGAAATATCAAAAGTTTCATGTAATGTAGTACGAGCAGAGTATTTAAATATTCTTTTTACTCCATGCATAGCTTTCATCAAATCTTTATTTTGTTTTAAACTAGATAGGGTTTTAAACAATAGGACAATTTCAGACTCACTTTTTCTTTGTCCTGATGCCAATCCAAAAATATCTGGATCATTATTCCAACATGCAATAAAATCACAATATGGTGATATTTTACCAATGATATCTTCTGCAATAGGGTTTGGTGAACCATCGGTAAAATAAATCAAATCATTCGGACAATGCTTACGAAGGGATTTTAGTGTGTCTATTGTTTGGTTGAATCTATCTTGCTCACTAATTGCACCCATATTTGGCCTTAGTGCTGATGTGACAACCCACAAATTTTTATCAGGTATTAATTGTGCCATTCTATATCCGGAAACATTTTGATTGTTTTGTATTCTATATTTTGTTGACTATTACATATAAAAGTAATCATATCAGCAATCTGTTGTGGGTCAATTAGTTTAGTCAGATCGGTATGGAAATCTTTATTTGAATCCCACATTGGAGTATTAATACCGCCAGGATGTATACTTGTAACTTTAATACTTTCACCTCTCAATTCTTTTCCTAATACACCAGCAAAAGCTGTCAGACCATATTTTGATGCACAATATATGGATTGATTTTCTAATTCTTCAAGACCTGCAACGGAGTTAATAAAAATGATACGGCTATTCTTGTTCATTAGATGCAAAGCATTTTTTGTAACATAGATTGAACCCTTGAGATTTATATCAATAATCTTATCAATTGTCTGTGTTGCAGTATCAATAAAGCTTTGATATTCAAATACAGCTGAATTGTTAATCAACAGATCAAATTTAAATGAGTTCAAATTCGTAAACAAATTCTTAACAGCTTGTGAATCCGATATATCTACTCTAAAATGCGTGTAACAGGAATGGATAATGGTAGACTTACCTCTTGATACTCCAATTACGACCCAATCATTGGCCAATAAATGTTTTGCGATGGTTTTACCAAGGCCACTTGATGTACCAGTTATTAATGCTATTTTATACATCATTCATTCCTTTAAAAATCATAGTGGCCTTTTTAATTTTATCGTCAGTAACATCATTAAGTATTTTATAGTTGCCAATGCCAACTGGCACAGGTAAGTATTGATTACCGTTTCTATGCTTCATTGTATCAGATAATGATTTTTTAAGCAAGTCAAAATTGCAAAAATCTTTGTGAAAAACAGGCAATTTTAAAGCATTCGCTGTTTTAAATATTCTTTTTAGTGTGTCACCATCAACATAACCTCTAACATGAGCAAGACAAGAACTTAATAAACAATCCAACACAACAGCTTCACCGTGTTGTAAAGTGGCAATATTTTGCATTTCTATGATTGGACTAAATGAGTGTCCAAAGTCAACACACCGATCTAGTTTTCTTTCCCATAGGTTTGGTGCCAATTCGTCAATCATTCCTGTAATAGCCAAGTTAATCACACGAACTGGTACCGCACCAAACTGAAATTTCTCGGTGATTAGTTGTTCTGAACTAGTCTCAAGTAATTCAAATAACTCTTTATCTTTGATTACTGCAAGTTTAAATATCTCAGCAATACCATTAACAATATTTCGTTCATCTTGTGTAGAAATAAACTTCTTATCTAATAGTGTTGCGACTGGTGGATAATACGCACCAATACGATTTCTTCTATAAAAATGATTAGCTGCAACTTTAACACCAACCGAAGCATCTACAATAGCCAATAATGTAGTTGGAACTTTAACATAAGGAATGCCTCTACGATAGATTGAGCAACAAAAACCAACCAAGTCCAATAAAACACCACCACCAATAACAATGATGGCTTCTCTACGCAAAACTCCAGATTCCTCAAAGAATCGTAGTATCTCGTCGGTATGTTTCCAATCTTTGTTTTCTTCTGTAGCATCAATTATAAACAACTCCAACTTTACCTGAAATGTATCAAAGTAATTATGTAATTTTTCTCCGTATAATTTGTATACGGTTTCATCAATCACAACCACTCTGCGATTGGACTCACCAAAACTCAATAGGTCGTGATTGTTTGTATTGAGTACATCACTAGAATACTTTAGAGTAAACTCAACAGGCAACTCGGCCTTGACAGACCAAGTTCTTTTGTAATTATCAAAATTAACTAACACATTTTCCATTATCCAAAAACCTTATTCAATAAATGGCAGGCATGTAAATAGAAATATTTAGCTTTATCAAATTCACCAGCTGCACATTTAAAAGGCAACATACGAATAAATTGTGTAGCTTCCAAAATATTAATTGTTTGAATTTCTTTAGCGGTACATTCAGTAGCCAATCGTTTCTCAAACATATCATTAAATACTTTAAAATTTTTGGGTATAGGTGAACTGTAACTTACTGTATAATATTTAACATCAACTTTTCTGTCATTTATATAGCCATAGAGGCTGCGTGAACATTGTAGAACCTGTGAATAATCCAACAATTTACTATCAATTATGCTTTCTTCATAAGGATCAATAAAAATAACTTTATTTTCATCAAAAGAATACATTATGTTTTCTAATGTAGGATTTCCGTGTATAGTTTCTTCTGAAGTTAAATTTAATTCAGAAAAATAATTTTCTAATTCATTTAAATAATTATTTAATCCGTGAACAATGTGTCCATTATATTCGTATGAACCTAAAACTCCTTTTGTATGGAATTTATGAAAATTTTCATACATGCAAGCGTCATTAATTTTCTGTTCAATTTCTTCTTTGAAATATAGCTTAGGTGCACCTTTATTGGGAATAAATTTAGTAGAGTGTAATTGTTTAAAAGCTCGCCAGATTGCATTATTGATTTCTTCAATTTGATTATCAGTTAATACCTTATCAGATAACAGAGTTTTAACATCTGAATAATTTCTCAAGTATTCCAAATCAAAATATGCGGTACTTTTTGTTGTTCCAACACCAAGTATTTTAGGAAAAAGTCCAGTATCCTGTAGTTCTTGTAACTTTTTAAGTTGAGAATACCACCGAACAAAACCATATTCACGATTGACTTTAGTTTGAATCTCTTTCCTTATAAACTCCGTGTTATTATCTTCATATAAACTAGTTGAGCTTAAAGAACCACCTTTCAATTTTGTGCATTTCATTTTGTGTTTAAACTCAGTTTAGCTAATTCTAGGCCATATTCTTGTGGTGTGCCAAGAACTATTGTTTGATAATTATTATTCAATTCATTTAGACCAATAGAACAACCCTTCTCAATCATGTGAGTCAATAGATTTGCAATGTACATCTCTTTACCTACAAATACATTAGATAAGCTATGGTACATTGTTTTGTATGACTCAGCATTTGCAAAACCATATAATCCGGAACTTGCAAACGGAGAAATAGGAGATTTTTCAACGATATCAGTTACAATGCCGTCTTTGGAACGAACATAAGAATATTTTGGATTGTTAGCAATAAACACATCAATATATGCATCAGCAATCAAAGATTCTATTTGTTTAAAATTGCGGCCTAACAAAAGAGTATCAGCATTATGTACAAAGAATGGTTTGGTTTGATCTTTTAGTAGTGAAGCACCAATGTATGCTGTGTGTGCCTGACCATCAGTATCACCAATGTATTGAATATTATTCTCTGTTAAACCTAGTGATTTAATTGTATCCACTAATTTGGTCTTAAAATAAGAATCTCTTTTATTCGCCAAAAGAATAGTTTCTTCAAAAGTACCAAGTTGTTTAATGATTTCATGGATGATTGTTTCTTCGTTCCATGGCAGTAAATACTTTGGTATATCAAAACCAACATCATGGAATCTGGTGTTTAAACCAGCCATGCATAATACTAACGAAGCCATTTTTCAAAGTCCTCTCGGATCAGGCTGTGCCATGTTCCATTATATTGACCCGGCGGAAATGGATGATTGATATTACAATACACCAAATTCTCACCAATCAAATTGTGTTGTTTCCAATTAGCACTCATCATATCCTCACACATCATTTGTATACCACTATCATAGAATCTATCTAAGTGATTGTATGTATCAGCATACTTGTCCATGTTTTCTGACGATGAAAATGCAAACTGGTCATTGCCAAAATCTCTTGCAGGTGTTATACGGCAATTAGGAATGTATAGTTTAGTATTGTCTAGATGTTTGAAATCAATAGTGGTGTTCAAAGCAAAATCAAATCTAGAACGAATAACCCAATCAAATTTCATATCATATAGAAGTTCAAATTCTGATTTGAGTGAGTTACATATCATAATTCCATATAATTGATTCCATGTTGAACGAGCTGGATCTTTTACCTTCCAGTTTGGTTGTGGTGGTGGAACATTTGTGTATTTTGATAAATCATTTGTCAATGCTGGGTCTATTTGCCATGTTCTAGCTTGATATTTCATTATGGATTCATGAGCTTCCAAAGATTCCCATGTGTGGATGAACACCGTAACATCATTATCTTTCAATAGATTTTTATGGACAAACTCATAGCCTTGGTTAAAGGCTCGAGCTTGTCCTGATAAGCAGAGTGCTATACGCATTATTTTTCACTCATTTTATACGCCAATTCTGAAGAATGTTGTGGTAATGTTGAAGTAAATTCTTGATTTTTCATATTTTCCAACTTAGCTGTTCTTGACCTCAACTCACTTGACGAATAATTATGTTGTCTTTTATGATAATGTAATTCAATGCCATTATCAATACAATATTGTTTACCCGTAAAATCACGATTCATATATTCTTCACTTAAAAACCTAATATGCAGTGTTTGTGTTTTAATAAGCTGCAACAAATCATATTCAGTTTCATACACCAATATCTCATCAACATATTTACAAGCTTGTAATTGTACATACCTTTCATAAACACTTTGAATTGGTTTATTTTTAATACCGGGTCGGTCAATGGTTGGATCAACTTGAAGTGCCACCAGCAAGTAGTCACATAATTGTTTTTCCATCTTCATCATTGTTATATGTCCAGCATGTAACAAATCAAAGGAACTACAATTAAACCCTATCTTCATATGTTTCCTCTATACGCTCTTTCCATCCTGGAATCCTATCATATTGGTGTGCAATTGTAAAGACATTTCCTTTAGAAGTTGCAACTTTGCCGTTAATCATAATAGGTGAAGGTTCTAGAAGGAATGGTCCAAATTGTTCTTTTTTACTTGGATCTGCTGTTGTACCAAGTTGTGCTGCCCATCCAGATTCAGAAGTCATATAAGCTGATGTTGTGATGTATGGGTGTTGTGAAACCATAAAGTTGAATGTTGATTGGTCAACAATAGGAATCGGCCGATTGATTGACATAACAAAAATGTTTGCTGCCAAATCTCTCATGCAAGTGGATCTACCAGCAAGAACACCAACATTGAAGATTACATTCTCTTTGAAAATATCATGGAAGAATGGACCAAATGTTTCAATTAGATTTTGATTACCCCAAGGCTCATCTTTATAGTACATACTTTCACTTGCAAACATTAGGTTTTTATCACCTAACCTTTCTTCAAGAAATGTAATTGGGTTCTTTTGAAAGACAACATCCTTCACATCGGTTGTAATTACATACCGATATTCATTCTTTCTTAGATGATTGTAAATGTGGATGAATCGTTCAACATGAACAGGTAAACTAGACTGATAGGTGTATCGTCTGTTTTCTTCATCTTTTTTTCCTGGCAAGATAACTTCAAAGCCAGATTGAATCAGTTTTTCAATAGTATCAAAACTGATGTTGAAGGCGACCATTGCTTTGTGGCCTTCGTATCCACAACGGTTAATAGAATTAACCCAATACTTTAACTTGTCCCAATCGTAATTGGTACAGCATCCTATAATCAAATCCTGCATAATAAACTCCAATAATTATATACTACTTATGCTTCAGGTAATCCTTAAACGAGGCAATTTTTTTAGTTTGTTGACCCGGCGTATTGTTCTTATATGTATTTGCCAATTCATCCGTGCCTTCTTGACCTGCTCCAGATTTAGGTAAAATATCAGGCTTTATATTATCTCTTTTGTTTTGCATTTCATCCTCTTGTGAGGTTTAGAATCTTTTGTATCTGTGTTTCTAATGTGGCTTTACGATTAGGCCACTTGATGATTGGTTGATCTGATGTTTGTAATAACTTAGAGAGGAATGGAAGAATCAACTTTTCCACTTGTTGCAATCTTTCTTTATATTCTTCAACTGTATCTTCTTTTTCTGCAATTACAGCATTATATTCTTCTTCATCAATAGCTGTGAAACCAAAATCAGAATCTCCATATTCTTTCATAATCGCATTTATATCGTATTTTATATCTGCCATTACTTACTCCAATTTTTTGCATTTTAGTTTTTCTATTTTTTCTATATCTTTATATGGCCACGAATTTTTGTAAAAATGATATTTTACTGTATTTTTGTTATAATTATTTTCATCACACCACAAAACTAAATTTTCAATAATAAATTCTTCATTTCGTTTTGTTATTTTCCATTTTGAGGTCATTGGACTATTTCTTGTTCCTTTGTTCCATGAAACTTGAACTCCCTTTTTACCTTTATTCCATGGAGTGTTGCCCATCAAAGATTCTGATAATTTTCGTTTATGTTCCTGACTTCTTGGAGCTTTTGGTTTACTCATTTTTAATTTAGTTTCTTCACTTAAAGTCCAATGATTACCTTTTTGATTAGGCGGAACATTTCCGCCTTCGTGTAAATTATAATCTCCGTATATCTTTATATATTCAATTTCTTTACATAAGGCTTGTTCTTCATCAACACCTTCAAATAAAATTTCTAAAGAAAAAGAATCTTTTCCATATTTTTTTATTGCATTATACAATGGCTTATCATTATTTTTATAAACAGACGGTGAAAAATGTTCTCTAATTCTATGATCTACATTTTCTCTTTTAGTGTAACCAACATAAGATTTTCCATTTTCTTTGTTTGTTATTTTATAAACATATGGCATTTTATTCTCCTTATGTTTATTTATAAAATAACAAACTTCAAAGCAACTAAAACTACTTCGTCCACGCCTTTGCAGCGGTGAAATTGGCATGAGCAAACTCTAACCTATCAATCAACTTAACTGCATTGCCTTTTAGTTTATCAACTGCCACAAAACCTTCAGGATTTGTGACCTTGAAACCATCATCCGTTTTAAGAAATGTTCCAGTGATTTGTTTAATCTGTTGTAGTGTCTTGACAATCATATTCTTAGCATCTACAATAAGATTCATCAAATCAAATATGCTTCTTAAATCAGCAGCCGCAGAACGGAAGAAGCGCATAATCTCAGTTTTTTCTTTGACACGCTTCTTCTTAGTTTCTTCTTTCTTGGCATCAGAAATATCTTTGTTCAACTTAGCTTCAACCCAGCG